AACGATATCTTTGATATCTTTTCCACGATACTTATCAGGTATGGCGTCTTCTTCGGCTTCCTCAGGTTCCTCAAGGATTGGCTCTTCAGCTTCCTCTTGGATTTCCTCTTGTTCTTCTAAAGTAGCAAACTCTTCGGTTTCTTGTTGATCTTCGGGTTTCGTATCAATTAACTGTGCCATATTGTTAAACTCCGTGCCGTAGCATTATGGATGTGTTCTCTTAGCGGCTCTTTCGTGATCTTTAGCCCACGCATCGTCGGCATCGGGCCATCCCGTGCCTTTGAAATGTGAAGACACACTTGAGATTATCCGCTGTGCGGTGTCACCACATTCAGGGCAAGTTGCGAATAGATCACTTGAATCTACCCATTGCTCTTCGATGTGGGTACATTTGATGCATTTGAAATCATATCGTCTAAGCATCCTCAGACTCCATTTCAATTGCATTTTTTATCCCTGTTTCAAAACGAGTGATGTTCAAAAGTGAACTACGCTGTCCTTTAACAAAAGATAAATCTATGTCATCCTTGATTTCTTCAATAACATAAGAATCTAAAAGTTCTTCAGCCTCTGCAACAAATTGTTTCCAACCAGAGTGCAGAAAAAGATCAAGGTAGTTTTCGTAATACTTTTCGTCTTCAGGACTCAATAGAGTTTCTCCTGTATTAAATATATACTTATATTATACCATAAAATACTTGACTTGTCAAGAGGCTTGTGCTACAGGTTTTTTCTTACAAGTGCATTTAGCCGAAATTTTTAATTTATCTATTTGAGATAATAAATCGGCTATGCGCTTATCATAATTACTGAGAATGGCATTAATTTCAATTAAAACTTTATCCAGTTCTTGCTTCGTTACCATTCTGTCCTCGCATTTGCATTTCTACAATATCTTCTTTAGTTTCAAGATCACGTTCTTTGAGAACCAATTCTGCAATCTTCGCGCGTTGGTTAAACTCTTCGGTGGTCGGGTCTTGTCCCATTCCTTTCATAACAGCCGAATATCGTTTTGTTTCTGCATCAATAGGCAGAAGTTCAGTTTCAACTTGATTTTGTTGAATACGTGAAACAACCTCCGCAGTTTGTGCTTGAATATTTTCAACAGTAGCTTGTTTTTGAGCCATATCAACTTGCATACTTTGTTGTTGTAACTGTTGAACTTCGGGTTTAGGTTGGGTTGCTTGTTGCAAGCTTGCAATAATTTCTTCGCGGTTACTTAGGTTCATGTTTTCTACAATTGCTTGAATAAGCAACGGATACATCGGTGAATCCTGTCCCATTGTCTGAAGTAACTGTACAAGCTGTGTCACTTCGTACTCCCGGGCAATAATACCTAAAGAACTACTGGCAACAAACTTAAAGTCTTGTGCAGGATAACGATCTGGATCAAACTGCATATAACGACAAGCAACTTTTTTAACTAATGGAATTAAGAAAGCCTCTTGGAAGTTAATCAGTGTACGCTTGTGACGCTTAATAATAGCTCCCAGTGACATGGAGATACCTGCGGCTGTTGCATCTCCATTGATACTTCCCGGTATACCGGCGGCATCAATAGCGCCTGTTGCCATTTGAACCATTTGTTGCAAACTGGCGGCTTGATTAAATGTGTTACCGTCAAGATTTCCAAATCTAAACGGTTGTAAGATTTCTGCTGGATTGCCATTCGTAAGGATGGCCTTGCCGGGTCTAACTTCCAACTTGCTTCCGCGAGGAAGGCGTGAAGCATCAACAGCAAGCATAGGATGTACAGTAAGCGCAAGTGCGTCAATTCGTGCTCTCAATTCAGTGTCAAGAGCTTTCTGTGCGTTATATCCTTTTTCACAAATACCACGTCCCCAGAATTTGCCGGGTACAACATCCCAAGGAAACGCTACAACAGGACGATCCTTCATCATGTAAGGATTGTTTTCGGCTTTCAACAAAATACCACCATTTGCAATAACAATGATAGCTTCTACATATTCCGAATTATTATCGGTGTCTTCGCCTTCATCCGAGTTTTCATTAAATAGATCGCTAGGAACAAGACCATAATATTTTGTTAATCGAACTTTATCATCAGTATACAATGTATACTCTTGAGTAGGTTCTAAATCTACATCAACTGCGGCATTAGAAACTTCAACATCGTTACGATAAATGCCCGCTTCTTGTGCCATGTGTACTTGATGCAGGGGCACGTATTCATCAATAGCAACACCTAAGGACTCTTTAATATTTGTTGCAACCGGATCAATCAAAAAGTTTTGTGGCATAATCGGACGTATTCTAAAAACTGTACGATTACGTTCCATAACTCCTACAGCTTGCATAGCCCCATCCATAATCGGTTGGGAAGCAGGAGTCATTTCTAGTTCTTCATCTGCTACAATTTCAGCCATACCAGTGCCAAAAACTGCCGCATTGATAATACACTCAGCAATTGCTTTACGAGCAGAAACAAATTTAAAGTCTTCATCCAACGTGTTTCTAAGAAGCATGATATCTGCAGACTGTTGATCTTTAATATCGTCTTGAATGTCAAACCATTTCCCACGTCCAAAGGTTGCTTCTTCAACCTCTGCTACGGCAGACTCCACGGCTTGCTGAAGGGCAGGGGAAATAATACGAGAACGCTCTGAGTTTCGCATGGAGTCTTCAGCGGCCCATTGGCCCCTCCAAAGGCGATAGTATTCGTCAAACTTTTCTTTGTAGTTTCCTTCGTAATGATCTCGCCACTGATCGCATTTGTTTATTACCCAAGATTCAAGGGACGTTGGATCAATCGTTTGGTTTTCATATTCCATGTTAATAACCTGCTACAGGGTCTAAGATTTCAAAATCGTCTTCTTCGTAATCGTAGTAGTACGATACTTTAGCTAGTTGGTCGATGTAGGCCAATGCGTCAACCAAATCGTCATGTACTAAGGCATTTGGAAACTGAAAGAGTTCATCAAGAAACTGTGGGTTCCAATCGCCCTCATTCAGTGTAATTTGTCCGTGCTCGAAACGTCCTTGTAACGCCCAGACAACACGATCAGTTTTCTTTTTGTTCCCGTGAGTCAACTCCTCGACTCTGAAAAAACGCTGTTGAGACTTCATCAGATCCGTAAGGTACGGCAGTACCGCATTCTTTAAGGCTCCTTTTTCGATACCAACCGCTACAGGTTGATAAGCATTGACAGCCTCGAAAATCTTCCTTGCGGTCTTTTTGATATCCCATCGTCCATGTACAATATCCGCTACCCACCATCCGTCCTCATTTGCCTTGACTATAGCAATCGCTGTCTGGTCGAGTTTCTTGTTCTTAGACTTCGTTGCGCTTTGCACATCAGCAAAACCCGCAAGGTCAACTGCAATGTAATAATCGCCAACGTCAGGTTCATCAGAAGAAAACTTAACCCAATCTTCTTTAAATATTTCAGAACCCATTGCTTCAAAGGAAGCCATAAATTCTTGTCTGAAAGCATAGGACGACATTGACTTCTTTGCGACATCAATTTCGTCTGGGTCGAGTAGTGGATTGTCATAAGACGTAAAATGCCACGCCTTATAAGTCTCATCCCCTGACATTTCCGCATACTGAAACAACTCATAAAAGTGATTACGGCCCATAGGTGTCCCTATGAACAACGCATGGCCTTTCTGGTCGGCCAAGGCAGGACGCAAGATGGTTTCCCATACTGAGGGCTTCATATCCGCATATTCGTCCATTACGAGGAACTTAAGGGATACACCACGCATTGTTTCTGGGCGGTCAGCACCCTTAAGGGATATGGTTGCGCCGTTGACCAGTTTTATTGTCAGGTTGTTAATGTGGCTACCTGTAATGACGGGGTTGCCTAACTCCATCAAAGTGTTCCACATGATGTCTCTTGCTTGCCCTTGGGTAGGGGCTACGTAAAAGACATGACCACGTTCAGTCTGTAAAGCGTTGATGATAAGCAACCACGCCGCTAGACGAGACTTACCAGTACGGCGACCTGCGGCAACAACCTTGAATCGTGTTGTGTCGTTAAATACGTCTTGTTGCCAAGGAAGAAGCTCAACATTAAGCTCCACGCATAATCTCCACAAGCTCTTTGGATCGTCTTCCTACCTGAGAGTACCATCTGGAATCAATCATCTCATCAGCGGCTTTAGCGTAGTTACCCTCGTTGACAGCCTTAAGAAAATTTTTAAACTTGCCAAGACGATTACGTCCAAGGTTAAATGCCATGTTGACGACAACACGTTGTGCATCTTTAGACTGTCCTGCAATGTTTAAAACAAGATTACAGGCATCCGTGTAGGCAATCTCACAGTCTTTTTTAAATACTTCTAGAATACGCTCATCGGTTACTGGAGTACCAACAGGCCATGAGTGTTCCATGTCGTCTTCCGTAACCATGTGACCGATACCAAAGGTTGGATAATTTTCTGAACATAAATATATTTCAGTGACGTAACCTTCGTGGCGAATGAGGTCTTCTTTTACAATTTCAATTAGATCATCTCTCTGGATCGACATCAATCACCTCCGCATCAATAATATCATCTTCAGTAACCTTAGCTTCCCCGATTCCTGAGATCGTAATGGAGACTGAAGGACGACCACCATGTTCTTTGTCTTTCTCAAAGTAACTAATGGGTAACATACGATCCATTAGGAGCTTCCAAGCCGCCGCTTGGTTTTTATGGTCGTCATTAAGTGCCGCATCAAGAATACTATCTAAAACCTTTTTTGACTTTGGAGAAGCCAACATACGAGCTTTGTACTCGTTGATGATTGTCGCGTCACCCTTTGGGCGACCAATCTTACCCGGCTTTGCTTTTAATGCGACATCTTGTTTTCTAGGACGACCAATCTTTTTGCCGTTTGGCCCCAAGGTGTCTTTATGTTTATACGACATAAGTATTTTCCTTTAAGATGGTACTTAAGGGTACTTAAGTATCTTTAGTTAGTAATTAATGATTAATACTTAACGAACTAACTTAATATTTCTTAATATATAACTATATTATACCATAAAAATAACCAAAAGTCAAGAGGTATACTTAAGATATTCTTAGGATGCCCCAAGTTTACCCTTTTGTCAACCCTTTGGAGTCACTTTTAATCATTTAATTTACTAATGAATACAAAAGTTTACATAAGTGTGACCAATGTAGTGCTTTTGGTCACTTTTTAGGGTTTCTTAGGGGTTTCCTGAGGGTTTCCTTAGCAAACCTGAGCAGGTACATATACAAATATAAAATACACAGGCCCTCCCCCGGGGTTATCCACAGGCTACCCACAAGAAAAACACAAGTTATCCACAGGTGCACCAAAGTTGTGCATAAGTTACCCACAGGTGTGCGTAAGATGTGCATAAAGTTATCCATAGGATACCCACAGGCTACCCACAGGTTACCCACAGGGTATCCACAGATCCTTAGGTGCACCATAAGGGTGCACAAGGGTGCACTAAAGTGGTGCAAGGTGTTCCAAAGTGGTGCATGTGTGTGCCTGAGTAGTACCCCATAGGCACCCACAAGCTATCATAAGCACAACCTATGACATTCTCAAGATTGATAGAGAAAAACAATTGTACTCTGTCTGTGGTTTTGCTATTGTCCACACATCGGCGCAACGGAGCGCCCTAAATGTTGCAACGCACAAAGGAGCACACACATGACTACATGGACAACCTTTGAGACTATCGATGAGTCTCAGAACTGGGACGAGTTCTACATTGATCGCCTAGGCGTTCATCAGTACAGACAGGACGAGCGCACACGGTTTAAGCTTGAGCGTGTACCGACTCACGAGTATCACTGGCGGGTTATTGATCTGGAGGAGGATGAGCATACAGCGCCTATGTATATGCGCGACGCTATCCGATGGGTCGCAGGTCGGATACTCTACGGAGCATAGTTGACAATCAAATCAGGGCGATGGAGTGTCGCCCTTGTTCACACACAGGAGAACTACCATGAGTAAATTGATTTGCACATACTACGCCTTGAGCGTTCCTGCAGACGCTGACGACCGGTACTGTCAGAAGTTTGTCGGATACTTTGATACGGTCGCTGAGGCGGAAGCTAAGGCGGTTGTGTTGGGTGTTGATCAGTTTGAGATCGACGAGGAATCGGATCACGAGGGTGACGGTGAATATACCGTCATCCGGTAACAGGAGGCA